AAGAAACTCATACAGAGTGGAATTAAACCGGATGCCATCATAGTGGATTATGTAAACCTTTTAACCACATCATTTGGAACAAATTCCTATGAAAGGGTCAAGCATATTACTGAAAATCTCCGAGCTGTAAGTTATATTTTTAATGTTCCTGTGATTACAGCAACCCAATTGAATCGAAGTGCCATGAATCAAAGCAATCCTCAATTAGAAACAGTGAGTGAAAGTCTGGGATTGGCCATGACTGCCGATTGTATTATTGGTTTGTGGCGGGAACCTGAAGATATAGAATTAGGTCGTATTAATATGAATATTCAGAAAAACCGTATGGGTCCTGCTTTTGGTACTGCGACTTTTGCATTGGATCAAGCAACTATGCGAATTCGAGAAGAAGCAAAAATTGAAACAAATGATGCTATTTCCAGTACAGAAAATACTTTGAATAATCTAGCAGTCAATGATTTGATGGAATGAAAAAGACAGTCATTCTTTGTGATTTTGATTTGGATGGAGCAGGATGCTGTCTTGTAGCCAAATGGTCTTCACCTAATCAACAATATGATATTATACCTACAAATGAAGATGAATTGTCTCAACATTTAAAGAACAGCGATCCCAGAATTCCTTTGATTGTTTGTGATATGACATTTAATCAAAAACATGTGGATATAGCAGATAGACCGAATGTGCTTTTTGTTCATCATCATGATTTGCCTGAAAAGATAACTTCAAAAAATTGTAAGATAATTTCCAAGCAGGAAACATCCTGTACAAAATTATTTGCCGATCTTTTAAAAACACCATTATCGGATGAAAAGAAAAAATTGATAGAGTATATTGATGATTACGACAGTTATAATTTAAAATATAAAAAATCTTTATTCCTAAACATGGTATTCTGGTCTTTTACAGGAAACAAATTAGAAAAATTTATCGCTGCTTTTGAGCAAGGAGATAGAGATTTTAATGATACAGAAAAAAATATGGTGCGAATTTATGCATCAAAAATGGCTGAAGCTGTTCAAAATTCCGAACCACACGTTCTTAAAACAAAAAATTTTAATATAATAATTTTTTATGCTGATTTTGCAGTAAATGAACTTTGTGCAGAATTTTGCAAAAAATATGACTCTGATGCAGCCATAAGCATAAACAAAAATACACTTTCAGCTTGCATAAGAATCAATCGAAAGAAAGAAACCAATTTCGATTGTGGTGTTTTTGCAAAAATATTCATGGATGGCCATGGATATAAAAACTTTGCTTCTGGTAAAATTATAGATAAATTTGTTGATTTATCAATCAAATTCACTAAGATCTGATATGGAAAAGACTATTACAGATAAAGAGACCGAATATTACTTTCTTTGTTTCTGTAGTCTAATGTGTATTTTGGCAGAAAAGAAGCTGAATCTTCCCAATGTCTTCATAGCATTTTTAAAAAATAAAAATTATCGCCAGCTTTTTAAACAAATGTTGAATGTTGAAACTGATCATGAATGTGTTAAAATTTTTATAAATTTTGATCCAAATTTACACAAATCAAAATATATAACCAAGTTTTTAAATAAAAATAAAAAATTGAAGCTTTCGTGAAACACGATTTGTTGGATATTTACAATTCCTTTATCAAGGCATATCGGACTGCAAATTCTGCACCATTCCGGTACAGAAAAACATATGAAACTCTTCCACAAGAGGTAAAAAACAAGGTTGAAAGAATCAAGCTGTTTTTTGATTCTTATGAAATAAATGTGGATGATTTTTTTGAAGCTCCTTATTTTTTATACAAGGACACAAAATATTTTGCGTTTGATTATTATCTTTCAAGAAAAGCGGTAAAAAGTTACAGTGATTTTGAAAAGGAAATATTAATGATGGGACCAGATCATATCCGCAATCTTGTTAAAATAAAAAATTCTGCATTGTTTTTAAAGAAATTTTTAAAAACTGAAGGAATATCTTTTGCAGAATACCTAAACAATAAAAAAGAAAAAGTTCCTTCATTTGTGACACATTTAAAAAATAGAAATGTTTCAATTTATTTTTTGATGGGTTTGGAAGGTTTTGAAAAAGCTTTTTTTGCTTTTGATTCCAATCTTTTAAAATTCATAATACCAGACATTTATGAAAATTATGAATTATATAATAAAAAGTTTCTTACTAGCCAAAATGCCAGAATTTTGGTAAAAAGTATTTTAAATAAAAAGATTCTGAGTTGACATCTTAATTTGTATGTTAAGATAAGTTCATGAGTAAATTCACATCATCTATGTTTGAAACGCTGAAGGAATCCCTTACAAAGAAGGGTGAAAATAACAGCGGACTATATAAAAATATTCTGAAACTGGAACCAGGAAACACATATAGTGTTCGCTTGATTCCTAATTTGAAGGATGCCAAAAAGACATTCTTTCATCATGTTCAACATGGTTGGACCAGTTTCGCAACAGGTCAATATGTCAGTGCCCTTTCTCCGACTACATGGGGCGAAGTTGATCCTATTGGCCAAACCCGTTATAAGCTTCTTTACAAGAGCAATAATGATGCTGACAAGGTAAAGGGAGCAGAAATCAAGCGTACTGAAAGATGGCTTGCAAATGTTTTGGTTGTTGATGATCCTATTAACAAAAGCAACAATGGAAAAGTAATGATTTTGAAGTTTGGCAAACAGCTTCATAAGATCGTTATGGATGCAATGTCCGGTGAAGAAAGTGAAGATTTTGGTGACAAAATTTTTGATCTTTCTGAAAAAGGTTGCAATCTAAAGATCAAAGTGGAAAAGCAGGGGGATTTCCCGAATTATAGTAGCAGCAGATTCACCTCTCCTAAAGAAATTGAAGGATTGGATGAAAAGGCTCAAGAAAAAATCTATGAAAGTGGTTTTGACTTGGAAAGTGTTTATCAAAAGAAAACACAAGATGAGCTTCAGAAACTTTTGGAAGAACATTTCTTCTGTAACGTTTCTGTAACTCCTCCTTCATCTAAAAAGGCGGTTGCTGCTGAAAAGAGCAGCGATCTTGTGGAGCAGAAAACACAGTTGAAATCCAGCATTGGTGGTAAAAAAGCCGATGATAAAGAGGAAGATTTGATCAAGGATCTTCTTGAAGGTCTGGAAACATCTGAATGAGCCACATTCAAGATCCACAAATAGCTAATATTGTTTATAATTTTTTGGGCAATACACTTGCTCAATTAAATGAAATAGACAAGCATAATGTAGGAGGAAGTAGTTTAAAGGCTTTAAAAACAGATCCTAAGAATGTTTTTAGGGTAAATTCTGACCAAGGCATGAGTTTATTGCCAACAGAACCTTTTAATTCTACACCACCTGTAATTCAACAACCACAGGCCCTAGTTATTCCTCAAGCTACAGTTCCGGCAGCTCCTGCTGTCAATGTAGTAAATGCAGGATTGAATGTTTCGGCACCAGTTCCTGTTCAAGAAACAATTCAACAAGTCATTCATTTTACAAATGGACCCAAACTGATTCCTGAGTTTGATAAGATTATATCAGCTTTAACAAATATTAAGAATATATTAAATGAATCGGTTCACGATAGAAAATAAGAACAAATTCTGTCGATATTTTCTTGAACCGCTTCTGAAGCTGAATCCGAAGTGTGTTCTTAAAATAGAACCAGACAAGGTTCAGGCAAAAAGCAGTTATCCAGATGGTTCACTTTTTTTGGAAGCATCATCCAGTATTGATACTGATATTAAAGATCAGAAAGAACTGGCATTTATTGATCTTTCTAGATTCATTAAGACTCTTGATTTTGTGCAAAAAGATGTGGTCAGTTTTAAACTGGATCAGAATTATCTTTCATACAAGGACACAACAAATCATTTTACAATGCAAATGTATGATACCAAGGTTGTGCCAAAACCCCGTTTAAGTTTTGAAAAAATAAATGCCCTTCCTTTTAATTTGGATATTGTTTTAAATACTGATGTTTTTTTTGAAATAATTAAGGCGAGTGGAATATATCCAGATTTAAATAAATTATATTTTGTTTTTGCAAATAATACCCTAAAGATTGAACTTTCAGACAAAACAAAAAATCAGTGTGATGGATTTACCCGTACTATTGAAAACATCGCATCAGTGGATGGTGGTTTGGATTTTATTCTTCCGCTTGAACCCTTAAGAATTATTTTGGCAAATAAGATGGAAAAATTACAATTTCGCTTCCATAAAGCAAGCAGCCTAGTAAATCTAATATATGAAAATGATGGAATCAAAATGTCTTATGTCATACCATGCCTAATCAAATGAATACATCAAACAAAAAAAGAATAAGCAAAAACAAAGTTCGTACACCCAGTTATTTCATCAAGCGTCTCCGTGACAACGGATTCATTGTATGGAAACTGTTCCAGGAATATGCAAAAACAGATCCTCGTCTTTGGACCATCATTGTTGATCCTTCCAACAGCAGTATTTTTATCACCTGTTATCAGAACAAGGATTTCAACGGAGATATCATGTTTGAAATAAATGATGGCGGAATTCGTTTCGTGAAGAACTTCAGCCTGAGAACAGACAGCATTGAAAGTGTAATTCTTTTGCTTCTTGAAAAGAACATTGGCAATAATGCTAAAAATAGTAGATTTTTCAAAAAGATGGTAAATAGTTCAAGTGAAAAGCCCTCGGAAGAAAAACAACAAGAACTCAACCTCGTCTAATTCTCTTTCTGCAAAACAGCCGACGAAATCAGTATCGGCAGAGAATATCGAAGGATTGATCAAAAGCACGTTGCACAATTATCTGCAACAAAAGATTAATTTAAAAACAGAAAGATCTGCTGATCTTACACATCTGGACAGCATCATCAGCGAATATCTTGATTGTTTTATTATTATCGGATATGACATGGCAAATAGTCAGGTGAATTTCATCCATGCAAAAGATCAAAAAGATGCTGATGCATTAAGCGCAGCAATCAATCGTTTCTTTTATCAGTCACAAAACAATATCAAACCAAAAAACAACGATGATTAATAATGCTCTTATCCTCGGAGGAGGATTTGTAGGAAAAAATATGGCAGCCAAACTGAAAAGTTTGGGTAATGTAAAAACCGTGGACATGGTTCGCCGGGAATTCTTAGATTATACACAACCAGAAAAACTCCGGGAATATCTGGAAAAAGGAAAGCCTGATTATTTGATCAATGCAGCAGGTTATACTGGATCACCAAACGTGGAAGGTTGTGAAACCAATTGGCAGGATTGTTATTTTTGGAATGTGGTTGTTCCTGTTCGTATTGCTAAAATCTGTAAAGAAATGGAAATCCCTTTTATTAATGTAGGAAGCGGATGCATTTACGACAGCCAGGATAAAATTTACAGTGAATATGATATGCCTAATTTTGGAATTTTCAGCAATCGCAGCAGCTTTTACAGCAAAACCAAACATCTTTGTGAAGAAAAACTGGAAGATTATCCTGTTTACACCTTTCGTATTCGTATTCCTTACAATGACAGTTATGCAAGCAAAAACTATCTTTATAAACTTTTGAAATATGACAACTTGATCAGCATGAAAAACAGTATCACCAGTATGAACCTTTTGAGTGAATTTACAGACTTCTTTATCAATTTGAAAGAAAAGCCCCGATATGGTGTTTATAATGTGGTGAATAATGATAGTATTCGAGGTGAAGACGTTATTCAATTGATGCGAGAAGAAGGGTTAGAAAACAAAAATTGGAAAATTCTAAGCTATGAAGAGATGAATTTCAAAGTTAACCGAAGTAATTGCATGCTTTCGCCCATGAAAATTGAAAGTCTGGGTTATACGCCTAAAAATGTTATCGAGGATTTGAAGGAAAATATCAAAGGATTTAGTCATGCTGTCAAAGCTCTTCAAAAAGATAAGGTTTAAAACTTATAAAAAAGGTGCCTTTTTTGCAATATTAAAAGGCAAATATGCAGGTGAATTTTGGGTGGTTATAGACAGTGATGATAATGAATATCGTTTTTTAAGTTTGCCTAATCTTATTAAAAGAAATGCTCCTCTTGGAAAAGTTGATATTGGAATTAATGCTAAAATAATCGATTTTATTCAAAATCTTCCAAATAAGGTGTTTAAAGTTTGCGAATTACAGTATAAAAATATAAAATAATTATAAATAATAATATGATCAAAAACGTACCATTTGTGCAGCCCAAACCTCAAGTAAGTCCTATTTCAGGACAATTGACAAGACCTATTATTGTGGAACGTCAAGTAGGCAAAAATGTTATGAAAGAAGCACAATGGATTGATCCTGCTTCTGGAACACTCTTTCTGCGCGGTATTGTGAGTGTAGAAGAGAAAAAATAACCTTTTACCGTGAGTCGTGCAAGCATACTTGGAACATTGGGCTTATCTGGATTTAACATCCAGGGAACAGTTCTTGTAAGCCGAGGAAGCACAGCCCAGCCAACATTCAGCGCGGCTCCAGTTACATCAGGTGTTTCTAATTTAAATTTTGACAGAAGCGGTCCTTTAACAAGAATAGCATCAAATGCCAGCACAGGCGTAGTTACACTTTCAGCAGTACCAAGTCTTACAGATCTTCAGGCAGCTGATTGGACTGATGGAAGTAACATATCAAACTGGGGTACATTGCAATCTTATCTGAGTGCAGTTGCTTATAGTAATCGAAACATTTCAGCCAGTGCTGTGACCATGCGCCTTTTTGGAACCACAAGGGGATATAGCGTTTCAATGCAAGTGCATCCCAATGGAAAAATATACATGTTTCCCGCAGATATCACACAAACCACACATGGTTATGTGATTGATCCTGAAGGTGAACGTATCATAACAACATTTTTTTACACGACAGGTGTAAGCAGAGCAATGCTGGCACCCAATGGAAAATTCTACATGAATACTGGGGCAACTCTTCTTGTTGTTCTGGATCCCAGCACCGATACGGTTAATCAAACTATAAACACTTCACCAGTTACTTTCGGTTATCCGACCTTGGCCAGAAATGGTAAATTTTATGAAGCTGGAACTTCAATTATTGGAATTTTTGATCCTGCAAATAATACAACCACAACTATTGCAGCACCAGCTTTTAATACACTCCCTAACGTTAATGGAAGCCAACTTGCTCCCAACGGAAAAATATACTATGCTCCTTATTTTGGTACAGTTTTTTCAGTAATTGATCCAGAAGCAGGAACAGGTGCAACTTTTGGCTTTCGCGGGGGATTTTCATATGCTGGACTGCCTGCTTTTAGCATGAATTTCGAAGGAATGGTACTTGCTCCCAATGGAAAAATATATTGCATTCCGCATAATGTGCCCAGCACAAGTGGAAATGTTACGGCAGGACCAATTGGAATTATAAATCCAGATGATAACACCACCACAACCATAGCAAGTTGGATAGGAAGTGGAACAAGCGGAGTAAACAGTCAAACAGCATTTCTTGCTCCGAATGGAAAAATATATACAGCGCCCAATCAAGACACTTTTGTGGTTTGTATAGATCCTGAAACAAATACCACTACAAAATTAATTGGAAATACATTTGGATTTTCTTCTTTACAATCTCAAGGAGGTGTGATGCATCCGAATGGAAAAGCATTTTTTGTTCCTTTTTATAGTACAGCAATAGGGGTTATGGATTTCAAATTAAACAATAATTGGAATATAAATGTTTGTACCAATCCAATGTTTAACAAACAAATTTAATAAATATATTATATGACAATTTACGTTGATTGCGGAACATATTACGAAACAGGCGATGCAGTGATTTGCCGCATGCGCAAAGATCAACCTTATTATCCTTTTAGTGGAGGTAGCATTACATGGGAACAATATGTAAACCAACAAGTTGCACAAGGATTGGCTCAAGTTGTTCAACTAATCAATGATCCCACTCGTCTGGCCGCTTACTGGAATGATGTGTTAAGCAAACGGAACGGTCTTCTTGTGGAAAGTGATTGGACACAGCTTCGGGACGTTTCCCTTGGTGATAATCCTGAATGGGTAAGTTATCGTCAGCAATTGCGTGATATTCCTCAGACATATGCCAGTGATCCTCGTCTTATTGTTTGGCCTGTTAAACCTAGCTAAATCATATATAAATTTTGATGTTTTTCGTTAAATAATATTATATTATTTTAACGATATGAGCAACGCATATAATCTAAGTCTTTTAGCATCAAGAAACAATCTGGGAAATGCTGGGGATGCATTCATCAGTCAAGGAAATGATATTGCTCCATCTTTGGGTCCGTTAAGTGCCGGTGTTTTGAGTTTAAGTGGAATAAACCAGCTTACTAGTCAAATAGGTGTAAACAAATCAACAGGGGTTGTTACCATATCTGCAGAACCTCATTTGTGTGAATTGGATGTGCCAGGATGGGATAAAGGGCAGCACATAACACAATGGAGCACATTGCAAAAATATCTGAGTGCAACAGCATTTACAAACAGAAAAATTCCAGTCAGTGCAGTTTATTATGAAAATTTTGGGAGTGCACCTGGAACAACTGCATTACTAGGTGCTTGTGTAGCACCAAATGGTGTTGTTTATTTCATAGCACACGATAGTACAATAGGATATAAAATTAACCCAGCAAGTAATAGTGTCGGAACCTATAGTTTAGGTCCAGCTGGATTTACAGCAGGTGCTGGTAAAAATTGTGGTGGGGTATTGGCACCTAACGGAAGAATATATTTCATACCTGGTGCAGCCACACCTTCTCCAGGTTATCTAAATCCAGAAAATGATGTTTGCACAACATTTGGAAATCTGAGTCTTCCAGCAGGAACAAGAAAATGGTATGGAGGCGCTTTGGCTCCGAATGGTTTGATTTATTGCGCACCCCATAATTCTTCACAATTGCTTATTATTAATCCTAACAACAACACATTGACCACACTTAACAATTATCCGGGAGCTGGAACTTGGCCCGGTTCAACATCTTTTAGCGGAGCAGTTTTGGCTCCCAATGGTAGAATTTATATGATGGGAATAGGTTCACCAATTGTTAATTTGAATCCAAATAATAATACTGTTACCACATATGCTTCAAACGGATCATATGCAGGGGGTGTGGTGGCTCCCAACGGAAAAATATATTTCATGCCGTATACAGCAACAAGTTTTCTCGTGCTGGATCCTTCAGATGATTCTCGAACTCATTTTGGAACTTGTACAGGAAGCCTTCAATATGAAGGAGGTGTTTTGGCTCCCAACGGATGTATTTATGCAATAAGTTTAAATGCAACAATAGGTCGAATAATTGATCCTTCAAATAATACAGTCACAACAATCACAGGCGGCGGATTTATAGGAGGATCTTTAGGTTATACTGGAGCAGTGATTGCTCCGAATAATAAAATATATTTCACACCTTACAATGCAACTAGTTTTTTGTGTTTGAATGTACCTGCAAATAATAATTTCAACCTAAACGTTTGCACCAACCCTTTCTTTAACAAATATTAAATAAACCTATGAGTAATGCAACAAATCTAGCACTTCTGGGATTGAGCGGTTTCGGCAATGCCGGAAATGTTTTGACCAGCACCGGTGAAACCA